GGCCGGTGCGATCTGGACTTCCACAGCACCTACCCCGAGGGCGTCCCGCTGCAGACCTTCGTCGGGACCGAGGTGAAGATCCTGGTCCGATGCGGCTCAACCACCTGCGACGTGTCTCGGGTCTATGAACCCCTCCAGTTGATCGGCATGTTGCAGCGGAAGGGGACCGGCGACGGCAACACGTCGGTGCTGAAGGTCCACACCAAGGTCCGCGGGAAGTGCCCGCGCTGCGGCCTGGTCTATTGGAAGTCGGAGCTGCTGAAGCCTCGGGCTCCCTACAGCGGGCCGCCGAACGGGTAGGAGATCGAGCCGTGTGCAACCTGTACGCCGTCATGAAGGCCCGCGCCGAGGCCGCGGCCCTCGCGCGGGCGATGTCCGACCGCAACGGCAACGCCCCGCCCATGCCGGCCGTCTTCCCCGACTATGGCGCGCCCGTGGTGATCCGCGGCGCCGACCAGGTCAGGGAGATGCGGGACCTGCGCTGGGGGATGCCCTCGTCCAAGAAGGCGCTGCTGGACGCCGCGACCAGGCGGGCCGAGAAGCTGCGCGCCAAGGGCAAGGAGGTGGACTTCGCCGAGCTGCTGAAGATGGAGCCCGACAACGGGACCACCAACATCCGCAACACCGCCAGCAAGCACTGGCAGCCGTGGCTCGGCCCGGCCCACCGGTGCCTCGTTCCCTTCACGTCGTTCAGCGAGCCGGACCAGGTCGGGGGCACCCTACAGCCCATCTGGTTCGCCCTCGATGAGACGCGCCCGCTGGCCTACTTCGCCGGCGTCTGGACGTCCTGGGCGTGCGTACGGAAGGTGAAGACCGGATGGGAGGAGTGCGAGCTGTTCGGCTTCCTGACCACGGAGGCCAACGCCGAGGTCGGCGCCTACCACAGCAAGGCCATGCCGGTGATCCTGACGACCGAGGCAGAGCGCGAGCTGTGGATGAGCGACGCGCCCTGGACCGAGGTGGCGCACCTGCAGCGACCACTTCCCGACGGGTCGCTCAAGGTGGTGGCGATGGGCGGTAAGAAGGACGAGATCGTACCGGCTTGAGCTGAACTGGTAAGTACGCGGCACCGTGACGCTGGTAGACTCGAAGGTTTTCGCTCAACTTCTCAGTAAGTTTCCCTTCTGAGGAGCGATCCGAAATGGCGAGAGTGTTGCAAAGCTGGCGTCACCTGAAGGACTGCAATGTCGAGGGTGGCCGCCTTCGACTTACCTGGGCGGTGGAGAACATCATAGAGGTCCCCGGTGAGCCGGAAACTGGCGGCGGAGACCCTGGTGTTGTCCGGCGGCGGGCGTGGGGTGCGGACCAAACCGAATATATTCCGTGGTGCAGCGAGCTGTACGATGCGTTCAACGATAATCAGGGCAAAGGCCGCCTTCTAACCGAAGAGCAGGTCAAGGAGATCCTCGCGAAGGCGACATGAGTAACGATTAGAAACAGCGGCCCGACTTCAGGACGTCGGGATCCAGGAGAACCTAGTTTAGTCCGTGGCGACCTCCGGGTCGAACCGCGAAATGAACTCCTCCAATTCCGCGGCCGCTGCTGTCGCCTTAGCGATTGATTCCGTTGTGGTGTCCCGGAAGTTCTCGGCATGGGTCCCAAACCCGCCTTCTCCGCGCTGGAAGGCTTCCATCATGCCGATCTGCTCTCGAAGCTCGGCGAGGGTCTGCCTATGGCGTCGCAATAGCTCGACTTGTGCCTCACTCATTGCGGTGGCTTTAGCCGCGTCCGCCCGCAGGCGTTCGCGATGACGAGCTTGTCGCTCTCGATTGGATAGAACCATGTGTCGTTAGTAACGGCTTGACGAAGGTTTCGCAAGCTGCGTTAGTAACGACGGGCCGGGTGGAAGTTGCAGCTTCCCTCCCGACCCTAACCGCAACCGATCCTATGGAGATCAGGTCATGGCTGACGGCCATTCTACCGCGCCCGACGGCGCGCACGCTATCACCTATCAGAAATCCCCCTTCCCCCTACCGTCCCAGGCGGACGAGCGTACGGCGCGGCTGCTGGCCGGCCTGGAGAGGCTGGAGGCGCTGCGGAACGAGATGACCTTCCGTCTCGTGCAGCTCCTCGACGCCAGCGAGCCCGACCCGGACCTTGAGCCCGGCGGCGACGACGAGCCCTGCCTATCCTTCACCAACGTCAAGCACATGGCCGCCGGGGCGTCGCAGACCGATGACCTGGAGATCGACTGCGGCGGCGTCGGCGACAAGACCGACCAGAGCCAATATGGCAACGAGGCGGGCCTTGAGGGGGACGGGGACTGCGACGCCGAGCACACGCTCGGCTGGTCCGCCAACCCCGGCCAACTCTTCACAGCTCACATGGGTGTGGGCCTGACCTACGGCCGTGGCTCCAACATGATCGAGGTCGACGACGCCGAGCATGATGGGCGCGAGCCGTCGCTGGGCTTTCTGGAACGGCCCTGCAGCTGGGCCAGCGCGAGCGGCGACCAGCGGGATATCGGTGCAGGTTGTCGTGACGACCGCGAGGAGCAGTGCGAAGGCGGCGGCGGCGACGACGCCTGCGAAGACGAGGGGGCCGCCTGCGAGGATGAGGGCGGCCAGTGCGACGACGAGGGCCACGACTCCGACCGCGAGCCCGACAGCGACGCTGAGCCCGACGAAACGCCCTACTGCGGCCACTACGCCGAAGACCAGCGCCTGATGGTCTCCACAACCACCTTCGGCACGGTCCTGAATACGAGGGTTGGGTGATGGCGGTCCGTCTTGATCGCCGGAGCTTGCTCGCGGCTTCGGCTGTCCTGCCGGCCGTCGTGCTCCCCGTGGGCAGCAAAGCCCAGCCCATCGGGGTCCTGACCGTCCGCCCGCGCGGGACCGGGCCCGTCGTCTATCCGGGCTGGATCGACTTCCGCCGTATGATGGATAGCCTTCACCGGGACGGGGCACGTTCGGCCGACCACGCCCAGGCTGCGGGCCTGAAGGTGGCGGACCTATACTGTGTGATGCTGTGCGGGCGGGACGCCCCTGTTCTGTTTTTCCAGGGCGAGGGCACGGCGGTCGTAGCGGTGGACGCGTCGGGGGTCCGTCCATGATGGTCGCGCAACTGGGCAGATCACCCGATCACATTGCCCGCATCGGTATCCACGACCCGGTCACCAACACCATCAGGTGGATCAGGGAGTGCGAACCTGATGGGACGCCCAAGACGCGGGACGGGCGTCTCGCAAGGGCCCGCGCGGCGCTGGCGGAGGCTACGCGGCGATCACCGAATAGAGACTGAACCCACCTTCACCCAGTGGCGCGTCCAGTGACCGGGCGCGCCACGTCCCAGCCCGCCGATGGTAGTCGCTGACGAACCGGCGGGCGGCCTGCTTCAGGTCTCCGATTTCGACCCGGCCCTCCAGTACGGCCAGGATCATCTCCGAACGGATATCGTCCTGGATCGCTCGGGGCAGGAAGCCCGGCAACGCATCGGTCACAGCCGCAAAAACTTCGTTTTGTGACAGGCGGCGAAAAAGCACCGATCCCAGCGGCCCTTCACCCAATCCACGGTAGACCCGGGCCGCATCGGCGGCGACACGCGGCCGGCTACCCAAGGCAGAGTTCACAAGCGCTCTGAAGGCATCGTCGCGCTGGCGGCGCATGTAGATGGCGTTAGTGGTGGGCATCCCGTCGAGTCGCCCAATATGGGAGAACGACGCGCCGGCCCCTATCTTCCGGACGACCTCTGTCCAGGCATCCTCGGCGTAGGCGGCTACAATCCGCCCCCTCCCGTTCCGGTCGATAATGTAGTCGCCGCCCTTTTTGCCAGCCTGCCGGGCTTTCGCCCAGGCGGCGCGGACGTCGGCTGCAAACGCCGGATCGCTTTTCACTCGCGCCCAGTACAGCTTTCCAGACGGCATACCGTCACGAGAAAAGAGCTTCCGAAGGTGAAATCCTTCAGCGCAGCGTTGGAGGAAGAGCCCCCAATTATAGGCGGCTGGCGCCTTTCTCGGCCCACCAGGGCGTCGCATGGCTCTCAAGAAGCGCGCGTCCAATTCCGGGTCCAATTTGCGCCAGCGTTGAACGCATGTCGTCGATGGCAAGCCCGGGTGTTCACAAGCCTGTCGAAATCCCTCCCCCGCCTGCATCCTCGCCAGGATTGTCTCGATCGCTTGATCACGGCCCGGGAAGGCGCGCCTTTTTCGTCGATCCATATTGGTCGTTTACCGGACGGCGGGCGCCGCGCCTCGCCGCGCCCTCTCGACCGTCCCGTCCCGACCCCGGTCCTGGTTCTTCAGGATCACGCGGGCGGCGATCTGGGCCGCGCCCGGCGACATCAATCGCTCACGCCCTTCGGCCCAGCGCTGCTCCATCTCCGCTCGCGGCATGACGTTCTCTCGGAACAGGAACGCCTTGTAGAGTTGCTCGATGCGGGGATCGGCCGCTTTCAACTGCGCCTGCGCAGCGTCGGCCTCTGACCGCATCTGCGACTTCTGGGCCCACCCCTTGTCGTCGGCCAGGATCAGGGCGTCCCGCATCTCCGCCATCGACATGGTGGCGAGTGCTTGGTCGACCCTATTCCGTTCGCCCGGAGTCAGGGTGACGGTTTCGCCGCCAATGACGCGGATAGGCCCGCGGGAAAGCTCGCGGCGCAGGTCGGTGATCGCCCGTACGGCCTTTTCGGCCCGAATGACCGGATGCATCTGTTCGGCCCGGCCGGAGAGCCCGGTGGAGGCGACCACGTAGGACCGCTCGATGGGCTTCAGCTTGTCCAGGTAGGCCGTGGCGCCGGCGATATCCCCCGCCTTCACCTTGTCTCGGAACATGCCGACCTTGGGCGGTAGCGAGCCGCCCGACTGCGAGACCAGGCCCCAGAACTCCTTGGAGGAGACCGAGCCTCGGGTCACGTCGCGGACGAAGCGGCGGGCGATGAAGGCGTCGGCCGCATCGGTGCCCCGGACGTCGCCGCCCTCCTTCAGCACCGCGTCCGTAGCGCCCAGGAAAGACCGACCCCAGGAACCGCCGAACCCGGTGATGACGTAGTCCATGACGGCGGGAGAGGCGTGGACGGCCTTCCCCAGCCGCTTCGACAGCTCGCTGGTGTAGCTGTTGAACTGCATCTCGGGTTCGGTCCCGTAGCGCAGGTGGTCGGGAATGATGGGCTGGCCGGTGCTGGTGCGATTGCGCGCCAGGTCGAACGGAACGGCCAGGGCGGTAATGCCGAGCGGAGGGGCCAGGACCTCGCCCAGGCCCGCCCACAGGCGTTCCCAAGCCTTCGGGTCCTTCTTGGCCGTCGCCTCGTAGCCGCGCTCCAGGACGTTCGACAGCGTCGCCAGTTCGAACGGCTTGGGGACCGCGCCCCACTTCCCCGGGGCGAGCTTCACCATCCAGTGCGTGGCGCGCAGGTAGTCGCTGATCTCCTCGTACTCGGGGTCGTCCTTGTAGGCGGCCGTCAGCGCCAGGCCGAACGCCCCGATGGCCGACACCTTGGCCCAAGCCTTGGCCGCATGGGTGATGCGCCGCTGCTGGGCCGGCGTCAGCTTCTGGGCCTGCTGGCCGAACAGGGGGGCCACCAGCTCCCGGATCGACCTCCCGGCCTCGCCTTCCGCCGTCAGGACGCGGCGGGCCTTGTCCAGGCCCTGCAGCGACGCGTTGAGGAAGGTGACGGTTCGGATCGCCGAGAGCATGTGCGAGCCGCGGCGGTCGAAGTCCAGGATGTCCCGCGAGGCGAAGTGCGCCTCCTGCATCGCCTCGTACTCCGACATCCCCGCCTTCCGGGCCTTGTCGTAGGCGAGGCGGAAGACGCCCATGCGGGTGCCGGTTTCCGAGATCTCGCTCGCCTTGATGAGCTGGCGCGGCGAGAGGAAGCGCTTGAGGGTGATGCCCTTCTTGTTCAGCGCGGCCATGTCCTTCATGACCCGTGCCTTGTCGAGCGAGGCGACATTGGCGCCGCCCGCAAGGCCGCCCGCCACGTTGTAGAGGCGAGCGGCTTTGGTCTGGGCCAGCTCGTCGGCGATGCCGCGCGCGCCGGTCACGCCGGGGACGAAGCCGACGTCGGACGTGATCCAGGTCGCGATCTGGTCCCGGATGTAGTTGGCGAAGAAGAACTCCGGGTGGGTGGTGATGCCGAACCGGAGCACCTGCGACGGGGCCGAAGCGATGTTGACGAACAGGTTCTTGGCCGTGGCGTTCATGCCGGTCACGGCTTCGAACATCTGCTTGCCGAATTCGCCGTCGGGCAGGCGGAGCGGGATCTTCCTGCCCTCCTTCCACAGGAAGACGATGGGCTCGCCCCGTTCATTGATCTCGCCGGCCTTGAACACCCCGACCGTGGTGTCCTCGCCCAGCATGGCCTCGATGGTCTCCAGCAGGAGGTCCGCATCGCGCTTGGAGACGTTGGCGTTGTCGATGGCCTTCGTCAGGGCGTCCATCACGTCCACGTTGACCTTCTGGATCTCGTGGGCCGGGAGCTGCTCGACGATGGAGCCGCCGAACCTGCCTGCGCGCTGGGCCAGGTTGAAGAGCGCGCTCAGCGCCTCGTTCCGGGCGGTCAGGGCCGAGAGGTTGTAGGCGCGCTGCATCATCGACTGGATCGGGTTGATGATGTCGCGGGTCGAGCCGCGGAAGGTCTTGGGCCCGCCGGCGAACTTGCGGTTCCGCCCCCCGCCGCCCTTGCCGACGAACGGCTCCTTGTCCGACAGGTCCCGCATCAGGGGGACGTAGTCCTCATGCTCGGTGAGGCCGAGCTGATAGGCTTCCTGGCTCAGGAACCCGGCGTCGTACTGCTTCTTCCAGTGGTTGGCGTTCCACTCGTAGACCTGCTTGGCCGCGTCGGCCCAGGACGGGTTCGCGGCCTCGAAATCCACCACCGCCTGTTCCCAGACATCCTTCGGGATCCAGTGAGGCTCCCGCTCCAGCTTGCCGGCCTCGTAACGGCTCCATTCGGCGATCAGACGCCGGCCGGCGAGGTAGGCGCCGAAGTCCTCGAACGCTTCATCGGTCCACGTCTTTCCGAGGGCGGTGTGGAGCGCGTCGGCCAGGCCAGGCCCCTCGGGCGCCGTGCCCTTGTGCGGGACGACGCCATGCATGAGGTCGACATGGGCGCTGGAGAAGGCCCCGCGGGACATCCGCGCCAGGGCGTAGGGGTTCTCCGCCGCCTTCAGGTCGAGGCGCTTGCCCTTGTCGAGGGCGATCCCGTCGAGCAGTTGGCGCACGGCCATGTTGATCGGGTGCAGGTCGTCGATGGCGCGGCGGTAAAGCTCGTTCCCCCATTTCTCCATCGCGCCCTGTATGCCGAACGTCTTCACGTCGGCGCCGGCCTCGCGGAGCAGGGTCGGCTTGGAGGAGCGGACGATGATGCTGCGGGCCAGGGATGCCGACGGGGCCTTCAACAGGCCCTGGTAGGCGTTCTGGATCGCCCGGAGCTGGTTCAGCACCTTGGGCGCGTCCTTGACCAGTGCGGCCTCGAACTCGGCGTAGAAGGTCGGGGCCTTCTGCTTCGCGGTCTCGGGATCGGTCAGGTAGTAGCGGCCAAACTCGGCAAAGCCTTCCTGACGGTGGACCTCGGGGGCGTAGCCCTCCGGCGCCATGCGCTTCAGCTCCGGCGCGTTGCGGGCCAGCGCGGCCAGCAGGGCCGGGTGCTTCTGGTATTCCAGCGCATGGGTCGCCTCGTGGGCGAGGACGTCCATGTCCTTCGCCCTGGTGCGGATCACGCCCGAGCTGGGGCTGTATTCGCCAAGCTTGCGCGTTCCGGGCCGGCTGGGCGTCATGCGACCCTGGCGCACGGTCAGGCCGAGCGTATCGCCCAGCTTCTTCGTCAGCTCTGTGAGCGAGTGTTCAAGCCGCTCGATGTGGCGCGGATCGGGGACGGCGCGCGGCGTCGGCCGAGGCGCATCGGCGGGCCGAGTGCTTTGTTCCAGGCGCTCGCCCTGGGCGCTAAGTTTGCCGTCAGGCAGGTCCGGGCGTATATTCAAATCGGCCAGCCGGTCCGGGGAGCCCCCTTGCGGGGCGGCAATAGCCGGGCCCTCGGCAGCGGGGCTATCAATCCTACCTCCGCTCGACTGGCCGCCCTTCCCCTTCTCGTAGGCCGTCAGCAGCCAGCGCTTCTCCTGGCCGAGATAGTCGAGCACCACCACCGTCTTGTGCGTCGGGTTCTCCAGGAAGACGCGAGACGTGCCGCCCGGCGTGACCGTGGAACTCGCCAGCACCTCGGGCAGATCGCGTACAAGCTGCTCGCCGTTGGGCTTGGCGAGGATGTGCGCGAGGCCGCCCCGCTTGTCGCCCCAGATCACGTCGATCCGGCCGACCGCCGGGTGATGCAGCACGCCAACCGCGTCGCCGGCCTTCAGGTGGCGCAGCACCTGCACGGCGCCGTCCCAGTTGTCCTCCAGGCCCGCGATGCGGGGGCCGCCGACACCCTCGCCGTCGATCCGCGCGCCGTGCCGCGCCAAGACGAGGCGGGTATCGCGCGCCGAGGGGCCAGTAGACCGGGCCTCCAGCTTGCCTTCGGGCAGGGTGATCCGGGGCTCGCGGAGCATAGCCGCGCGGGTTGAAAAGTCCCTCGTGCGACCGGCGTTCGGCCGGAACCCTTCCGAGCGATAGAAGTCCACCAGCCGGCCCTTGGAGATGCCGCGCTCCATCGGATCGGGCGTAAGAGCCACGGCGCGGCCAGCACGGTCCGCCTCCGCGAGGAACGCCTGCACCGCCGCTCGGGCGGACCCTCGGCCGCGCAGCTCCGCCGGCGTGCGGACCATGCTGATTTCCACCGGCCCGTCGCGCGAGACCTGGTAGCTGATCGTCGTGTCGCCGATCCGGGCGTCTCGGGCGCCGGGCGTGGTGAAGTCGATCTCCGGCGCCAGCGCAGCGCGGCGCTCCGGCCGGAAGTCGATGACCGGAACGCGCTGGATACCCAGCTCCTTCGCAGCATGGGCGCGATGACGACCGTCCTCCTTGCCGTCGGCGTAGATCTTGAGAGGGTCGAGCTGCCTGCCCTGCTCGATGTGAGCCTTCAGGTCATCGATGTTGTCCCGCGAGACGTCGTCGATCTCCAGCGGGCGAACCTGTCCGAGGTACTCGTCCGGCGTCATTTCGACCGGGCGGCCGCCACGGCTCTCGAAATCAGCGTCGCTGTACCAGTTGTCTCGCGAGGCCGCGGGGTAGGCGCGCGACTCCACCCCCCCAGAACGAGAAACCCCGCCGGGTTGCGGCGGGGTCTCAGGGGCGGTGGCGATGTCGGGGGAGGACGGCTTGTCCGGCGGCGGACCCTGCGCGGCGAGCCGCTGCTGCGGCGTCCGGAAGTAGTCGTCCATGGCCGCGCGGATGTCGTCGTTCGAGTGCTTGGCCGGATCCATGCCCAGCTCGACCAGGATCTCGTCCAGGTCCTGGACGCGCTGGCGCAACTCGACCGCGTCGGGGTCCTCCCGAGAGACCCGGTTCCAGCCGGCAAGCTCGGCCTGGATGCCGTCCAGCAGGTCCGCGGTCGTCGCCCGGTTGGACCCATCGGGCAGGAGCGGGGTGATGTAGCCCGCATCCTGGGCGCGCTCGGCCGCACGCTCCAGCGGCATACCGCCTTCCTGGATAAGGCGAGTCCGGAAAGGCTTGTCGCGGTGCCAGCGGTCCGCATCGAGGGTCGTCAGCTCGCCGCCCTGGTCGAGAAGGCCGCCGTTCTTGGATAGCCACTCGATGAGGGTCGGGCCATCGTCGACCTTCACTTTCTCGCCGCTTCGCAGGACGTCCAGGGCGCGGTCGGTGAGGTCCTTGGGACGGCCACCGGTGAAGTCGGGCAGGTTGGCGGCGTCGGTCCCGGAGGGAAGATCGCGGTCGCCAGGGAAGTCGTCGAACTGGGCCCGTCCGCCGTAGTCGATATTGCTGTTCGCCGGCGCATCGTCGAACTGGGCCCTGCCGCCATAATCGATAGGCGCCTCGCCACCGCCCATCTGGGGAATTTCCCCAGATGCAGCGCGTCGGGCGGCCCGGCGCTCGCCCAGCCGTTTGGCTCCGGCCTCGGCGCCCCCGAGGGCGCCACCAGCAACCGCGCCGATGACCGCCGACAGCGCGGTCTGCTTCGGGTCGTAGCGCTCCTGGGTCCCGCCCTCGATGTTCAGGGCTTGCACGGCCGGATCGGTCGCGGCGTTGGTCACAGCGCCGCCCAGCGCACCCCTTGCGGCGGCCCCAAGGACCGGCTTGCCAGCCCATCCGAACAGTTTGGCTGGGGCGGAGACGAGGTTTTCCGGGGTCAGCAGGCTGCCGACAAGCGCCCCCGCCACGTCGGTCCCGGCCTCAAGGATCCGCCGCGGTTCCTTCCAGTCCTGCCACCGATGAATGCCCCCGGCGCCGATGATGTTGCGGCGCTGCTCGGCCTCGTCGATCTGGCGCTCGCGTTCGAGGACGGCCATCGCGGGATCGACTCCGTCCGCGGCTTTCCTCGCCGCGAAGTTCACACCGGCGCCCATGAGGGTGCCGCTGTTGAAGGCGTCGTCGCGGTTGGCGGTGAAGCGCTCGGCTAGCGTCGGACGGGCCGCCGTCAGGACCTGTACCGGCGCCGTCGCGGGTGCGGGCGGCGCGTCATCGAACACCGCCCGGCCGCCATAGTTGATCGAGACGGGAGCCTGATCCTCCTCGTCGTCGAAGACGGCCCGCCCGCCGTAGTTGATCCCGGCCATCAGCGCATCTTGGTCATGGGTCGGCCGGTGGCCGGGTCGATGAACCGCGTGCCGGGCTTCAGAGAGTCGAAGTCGGCCTGGCTGCGGATCCGGACCGGGGCGATAGCCGCTCCAGCGGGGTTGACTGCAGGACGCGCCGGCGCGGGTTGGCGGGCGACAGGCTGCCGCTTCACGGGCCGCGGCGGCACGTCGCCCAGCAGCTCCTCAAGGCCGCCGTCGCTACCGCCCTGGCGCGCCCGCAGGCCCTTGTAGGTGTCCAGCACGGCCTGGTCGTTGGGCGTCAGCGCCTCGCCCCGCTGCTGCTTGTCGAGCACGCGGGCGACCACGCGGTCTGTGGTGAGGGTGGACGCCTCGCGGCCTTCACGGGCGCGGCCGAGCGCGAGGTTGCCCGCGGCCACGCCCTCGGTCGCCCGGTCATGCCGCTCGCGGGCCCGCAGCTCGGCTTCCTGGTGGCCCCGGAGCCAGTTTCGCTGTTCGGCTTCCGCCGCGGCCTTAGCCGCCTCACGCTCGTTATCCGCTCGCCGGTCCTCCTGCGTGAACACCTCCCCCGGCGTCGGCGAGACATCGCCTTGCGCCTCGAATGCGCCGTTGCGAGCCGTGCCGTACTTGCCGCCGACGACCTTGAACTCCGGCCGCTCGCGGGTCCTGCGCTCGGTGGCCTCGTCCTTGAGGTAGTCGAACAGACCCCTGGAGCCGCCGAGGGTGTACATCTCGGTCAGGGCCGGGTCGTTGCGGCTGGCGACATAAGCGTCGGTCTTGTTCTTCTGGGCCAAGGCCGCCCGTTCGGCCCGACGGCGGGCCATGCCTTCATCGTAGGCCGCGACCTGACCCTCGCTTCCACCGGCGTCCTCAAGCGTGGCCCCAAGGTGGCCGAGCCGATCCCAGAACCCCTCGCCCGTGTCGGGGTTGGTGCGCGTCATCCGCTCCAGGACGCCCGGCCCCTTGGCCGGCTTGAAGTTGGAGACCTCGGGAAGGTCGGCGACCGTCGATAGCACCCCGGCCTGGGGAAGGGTCGGCGCTGCATCTTCGGGCGTGGTGAAGCCCTCCAGCATCGCCTCGCGGAGGAGGTCCTTGGGGACCTGTCCGACGTCCAGGAGGCGGCGGGAGATGTTGCTGAGAATGCCTGCCATGGGAGCCTCCTGTTAGCCGCCGCCGGCGATGAGTTTGGCGACATCCCCGGCGACCTTGATGCTCTTGCCGATCTTTTCGAGCAGCGACGGGTCGGTCTTGGCGGTCGTCGTCGTCTCCCTCGGGACATCCCCGAGGATCTGGGAGATGAGCTGGGTAAGCTCGTTCTGGCGGTCGAACTCGTCGGTGAAGAGCTGGTAGTCGCGGCCGAGCGCGTCCTGCTCGTAGTCCTGGCGGGACGTGCCGACGTCCTGCAGGACGCCCAGGCGGTCCATCCCCTGCTTGAAGTCGGTTTCCGCCAGGTCGCCCAATGCGCCGGCCCCGCGCAGCCGCAGGTCGGCGCCACGAATGCCCGCATCCTGGTTCGACGTGAGGGCGTCCAGTTCGGTGCGCTGGTTCGCTTCGCTCGTCCGCTGCGACCGGTCCGCATCGTTGTCGGCGCGGTCGTTGATCGCCCCCGCGTTGAACTGGCCCAGATCGGAGAGGATGCCGGCGCCGGTCCGCCGGTTGGTGTTGGTCTCGCTGGCGTTGAACCGGCTCGTCTGGTTGGCCTCGCCGGCGTTGAAGCGGGAGGTCTCGGCGTTCTGGCCGGCGACGAACTGGTCCGCGCCCTGGTTGGACTTCTGGGCGTCGAGATCGAGCCCCAACCAGCTCATCAGGTTGGCCGCGGCGCTGTCGAACGCCTTGCCGCGCGTGTCCGCGGCCGTGCGGGCCCCGAGGCGGGCGAAGTTGTCGGTGTTGATGCTGTCCGCCACGCCCTGGCGCGAGCCGCCCCAGGCGCCCGACTTGAACTTCTGCCCGTCGTTGGCGCCCTGGATCTGCCGCTGGCGCTCGATGTCAGCCATCGTCGTGTTGACGATCTGGTCGGTCGCGGGGTTCAGGAAGGGCGCGAGCGCCTCGGCGTTGAAGGCCCCGACACCGATGTTCCGGATCGCGCCCCGGTCCACTCCCGCGGCGCTTGTGGTCGAGCCCAGCGCGGCCTCCAGGCCAGACAGGATACCGGTCGGATCGACCGTCGCCGCCTTGCCCGCACTCGACGCCGTGATGCTGGGCGCGGTGATCATATTCGGATTGTAGGTAGACGCTGCGCGTGCGCCGTCGGCCGCTTCGGTGAGCCAGGGCGAGGTGCTGGAGGAGCCGAACTTGGAGCCGGCGTCCCAATAGTCCTGCAGCTCATCGGTGACATCGGCCGTGAGCTGGCCCTCGTAGGGGCGGTAGTTCGACTTGGTCGCCTGAGCGTCGTCGAGCAGCGCCCAATTCTCGTCCATGAGGCGCGGGTCGTAGGTCGTCTTGGTCGTCTTCTTGCCGCTGAACAGGCCCATCAGAGCGCCCCCAGGAGTTTCAGGACTTCGCGCTGCATCGAGGAGCGGCGCGGGTAGAGCTCGACCTTTCCATCGGTCAATCGGGCCCGGACGGTGTCGCGGTTGTTGGGGAGGACGATCAGGACTTCGTCGCCGGCGGTGAAGGCGAACTCCATTCCCGCGGCGGCGAAGGTTTGCCGGTCCAGGTCGATCAGCTTCTTCATTCTGCGGTCCAGGTCGTCATGCCGGCGTCCGACACGCCCATGATCCAGCGGGTGCCGTCGGGCGAGGTGCGCACGATGGGCGCCGCCGCTTCGTCGATGGCTTCGCCCTGCTTCAGGTTCTCTTTGTCGGCCGCCATGACGGCGGCGCGCATCTGGCGCTGGTCGCCGGCGTCATAGGCCGGGGGCGCGTCTTGCAGCCTCACGCCTTGCCTCCACGGATGATTTCGAGCTGTGGCTCGCCGATGCGGCCGTCGCCGGTGAAGGTGAACTCCACCTCGATGATCCGGCCGTCGATCAGGAAGTCGACGACCTCCGCCGCCGGCCATGTCCCCCGATTGGTGTACTCATCCATCGGGCGGTTCTTGGTGTAGAGGGTCAGCGTCGCCTCGCCGAAGGTGCGCTGGTCGGGGACGTAGCCCTGCACCTCCATGACGAAGTCACCCTCGCCGATCTGGATCGGCCCGGTGCGCGCCTTGGCGACCATCTCTCCGTCGTAGGCGAAGCCGACCTCGTGGTCGTACAGGAGCCCGTCCGGATCGACGGCCAGCGGGCTATCGAGCGCCCCCCGGTCGCAGGCGGCGGTACGATCGTAGTCGGTCGTCCACCATTTCCAGGTGACGTAGTTCACCGTCACCTTGCGGTCGCACTCGTTCGAGTTGGTCGACGGGTAGTACCAGCCCACCTCGTTCTGCAGGCTGTTCATGAAGACGCTGACTTTGGCCTTTTGGGCCACGTTCAGCTCGCCGGAGACGAGGTCCCAGACGGGGCAGGGCAGGATGCGGGCAAACCCTGCCTCGCAGATCATGAAGCCGGCATCGCCCCACCAGAAGGCCCGCGTGGACGCGTTGATAAGGGCGCCCTGGCTGATGGCGCCCATGCCGTCGCCGATTTTGGTGAAGGTCCAGACCGCCTCGCCGCCGTAGTCGCCGATCCAGGCGTCGACGTCGGTCAGGATCAGCGCCTGGCCGCCCAGCGGCGTGCCGCACATCAGCCGACCGGGCGTCGGCAGGAGGAAGTCCCCAGCGCTATTGGTGGCGTCGGGGACCCAGATCTCGTTGAAGCCCCGGTCGCACCACGCGATCTTGCGCGGGTTGCCGTCGGCGCCCAGCGCCATGAGGAAGTTCTCGGCGACCACGATGGCGCGGCAGAGCGTCGGCGCGTTGGGCACGGGGACGCCGACCTCTTCGTCGTCGTTCTCCCATTTGTAGATCGTGCCGTCGGTCGAGCAGCAGGCGACGAGGTAGGGGCCCCAGGCCCAGAGCGTCCACACCGAGCAGTCGAGCGGCTCGTCGGTCAGCGGGCGGGCCGTGCCGTAGTCCCCGCCGCTGTAGTCCCCGCCGCCATAGCCGGTCTGCACCGACGTGTCGGCGGTCCCCTCGGTGAACTCCGCCGGGGTGATCTCGATCAAGTTTCCGTTGAGATAGACAACGAACAGACCGGTGTGAGAGCCGGCCACGATGCGCGAGACGTCGTTGTCGTCCTTGTAGACGAAGAGGGTGCGCACCAGGCCGGTGATCGCCGCCGGGCCGCCTTCGACCTGCACGACCTCGCGGGGCGTCCACCCGCGCTCAGGCCGCAGGTCGCCTTCGACCGTGTTGGCGACCAGCGTCCCCGAGTACCAGGAGCCCGCCGACTTCGCCTCGGTCCCGCCGCGGTTCTGACCCGGCGCGATCTTCAGCCGGAAGAGAGACATCAGTTCGATACCAGCCCGATGGCCGGCGCCCACTTGTTCGAGCCGAGTGCGACGGCCTGCCAGGTGGAGCCGTTGAGGCGCAGGCACGTCGTGACGTCCGTCGCGGCCGATGGGATCGCCCCGGGCGTGCCCAAGGTCCAGAGAGGCGGCGTCTGGCCCGTCCGGCCGCGGGTGTAGACCTGCCCCCCGGTCACAGTCAGCCAGGCGCGGCGCGTCAGCGTCACCGAGGTGTTCAGGTTGAGCACCTTCCAGCCGATGATCCCGCCGGTGCTGGTGATCGACGCGGTCGCCAGGATCGTGCCAGGGCGGCCGTTGACGCTGTCCCGGACCGACAGGTTGAAGGTCGTTGGACCGTTATCGGCCTTGAAGAAGATCTTGTAGAAGGTGCCGATCTGATCGAAGGGCACGGCGACGGTGTACGAGACGGTGTCTGCGACCAGCTCCTCGTCGAAGCCCTGGCAGGTCTCCCCCCAGAAGTAGACCTCCGAGCCGTAAACGAAGCCCGACTGGGCCGCCGCCCCTTCCAGCGTGCCGATGCGACCATCCAGCGCCGTGTCGGCTGCCTGCAGGGCGGTGATCAGCCCCTGGACATAGGCGATGGCCTTCACGATCTGGCCGACGGCCGTGTTCAGCAGCGAGCCCCAGACGTTTCGGGAAGCGCCGACGGTCGGGACGGTGATCGCGGTCGGATCGCCCCCCGTTTCGAGGACGATCTCGTCATCGGTGACGGGCATCTACTCTCTCCAGATCGTCTGAGCAGGTGAGGCGTCGAACCAGCTCGCCTCGGGCGCTTCCGCCTCGGTCCAGGTTGTCAGGGGCGCGAGAGGCTCGGCCCACCAGGGCAGGAAGGCGACGCCGACAGGCGCAAAGCCGAACGGCGGAACGAAGAAGCCCGGCGGGCGCCAGGGATATGGCGCAACCGGCAGAGCCAGCTTCTTGAGCAGAGCCGCGATGCCGGTCAGGACGTAGGTTCCGACTCCCATCCCGAACACGTAGGTCCGGCGGAAGGCGACCGACCCTCCGGTCAAGGCGTAGGAGCCGGCGTTGGCGGGCAGGCGTCGGCCGGATTTGAACAGCGACACAGCCTGGCCCGCGAGCGTGTAGTCACCCTTGGCGGCCACCAGCTTGGCGGTGCGCTTGAGGGCCGCAGGCTGGCCGGTGAGCGCGTACGATCCGGCGGCGGCCGTGAGGCGCAGGCCTCGCTTTAGGCCCGCAGCGATCCCCGTCAGGGCATAGGTGCCGGACGCACAGACCAGGGCGCGCGTGCGGCTGAAGCCTGCAGCGATCCCGGACAGCGTGTAGGCCCCTGCCGCGGCCGTGAGGCCGTAGCCCTTGCGCAACGCCGCCGGCTGGCCGGCAAGGGCATAGGAACCCTGCGCCGCCGCCATCTGCCGCGCCACCCGTAGACCGGCCGTCTGGCCCGCCAGCGTGTAGGAGCCAGCGTCGCAGGTCAGCGAATAGCCCGTCGCCGGGGCCGGAGCGGTTGGCCGCTGGTTGGGTCGCCGAAGGTAGTAGGGCCAGTAGTAGCGAAAGACCCCGTAGGACACAGGTTAGCCGCCCAGCTCGGCGAAGATGATGTTACCGCTCATCGTCAGGCTGTCCGCCGGCGCGGGAAGCCGAACGCTGAGACGCTGGCCGGGCGACACCACGATCCGCTCCTCCGGTGTCGGCCGGAACTGCCAGCCGATGTTGATGTCGAAGATGTCCTGGAACACCACCACGCCGGAGGTGGTCGCTACGGTCGTGTTGTTGATCTCGATAACCGTGCCTGCCGCCGGAAAGCCGGTGTGCAGGGGGACCGGCGTCACCGTCGAGCCGCCCGAGCCCGAGGTGGTCCAGCCGCGCCAGATCTGCACCTTCAGCCCTTCGGCCTGGGCGTCGCCTTTGTCCGAGGTCTGACCGAGGTAGATGCTGTGGATGATGACCGCCGCGTCGGACGGGGCCAGCAGTTCGAAGACGTCCTGCGCAGCGGAGACGGCGACCGCATCGAACGGTGCGGAATAGATCAGCCCGATGGTCATGCTGCTACCTCAGAAGAAGGGGGAGGAACGCCCGGCCGGGCCGCGGCGGCGTCGGGTTGAAGTTGTAGGTGACGTTGGTCGCGTCGACCGTTGGGATGTAGCCGGGCGGCAGGGTCGAACCCTGCACCAGCATCCCGTTCGCGATCTCAAGCTCGCAGGAGTAGTTGCTGGACGGCGGAACGCCGACGCCGAGATACGGCGTCAGCCGTCCCGTCGAGCCGTTGGTGGTGAACGAATTGTCGTACTGGGTCATGGTCCCGCCGGGGTTGGCGAGACTGGTGATGTTGTTGACGTAGCCCCCGCCGGAGTTCCATTCGAAGCAGGCGAGCCAGTTGAAGTAGGTCGACCCGGTCTCGTTGAACTTCCGCATCCAGAGCGAGATCTGGTGCAGCGTGGACGCGGAAATCCCGGTGATCTCGCCAAGCAGCACGTTCACATACGCGGCCGCGCCGGTGCTGTTGGCGACCGTCAGCTTGATCCCGATCTGGGTTCGCCCGCTCACCGTTCCGAACGACACGACCTCGTTGGTGATCGTCACCCCACCGCCGGTGGATGGCCGGGTCCAGTTGGTCGGCGCCGTGCCGGGAGCGCCGACGACCGCGCCGGTGAACTCGCTGTTGTTCCACTTGTTGGTGAACGAGGCCATCGGCCCGGCCTATCTCAGCCGTCGAAGGCCGGCGTCTGGTGGCCCAGCAGTTTGGCGATCTCCGCCGCCTCCTGGTCGATGTCGAACAGGCCGGCTTCCGACGCGATGATCGCCTCGTGCAGGGCGCGCTCGCGCGGCTGGTACTCGGCCACGAGGGCGTCGCGCTCGGCCCGGATAGGGTCTGACTTAGTGCGGATCGCGGCGCCCTGCTTGCGCAGTTCCAGGTACCGCGCCTTCAGGGTCTCCTTCAGGGCGCCGACGTTCGTTTTCGCGGTCATGGCTTACTCCGCAAGGCTGGGGACGATGGCTCCCTCGGCGTCGCGCACGCGCCAGCCGCGGAGGAAGGTGTTGACGGTGTTGATGGCCTGCCCGTGCGTCTCGACGTGATGGGCGATGGCCTGGCCGATCAGCGGCTTGGAGCCGACCATGATGAGGTAGACGATCCGCTTTTGCGGGTGCCACTCGAAGCGGTACTGCGGGAAGCCGGGAGCCCTCACCGCCACCACATCCTTGCCGCCGCCACTCGGGTCGGCTGGACGCCCGAAGAACTCGGCCAGCAGCTCACGGCCCCGACCAGGGCGCAGGAAGGGCAGGATGTCGGTCATCAGGCGAACTGCAGGACGCCGTTCGTGCCGTCAAAGTCGGTCGTGAACGTCTCAGTATCGAGCAGGGTGATCGACGAGCCGTAGTCCCACCAGGAGATGAGCGGGTCAGCCGGGGAGGTCGGCGTGTCGTTGTACATGTCAACGTATCGGAAGGGGCCGATGGAGCCGCCGGAGGCCGTGATGACGACATCCGAGCCCACCAGTTTGTAGGTCCCGGACGACTGGGCCGACGAGGTGACGGTGATGCTGGGCCCGCCGGCGGAGTAGCCGTTGCCGGCGGAGATCTCTGTCAGGTCCGACTTGAGCGCATTGGCGGCCGTCGGCGCGGTGTTGGTGAGCAGCAGCCGAAGTGTATCGGACGCGAGGTTGTGAACCTTCTCCGCCAGATGCTCCACGAAGGACTGGTGCTTGTTGTAGGACGCCATTGGCAGCTCCTATTTGAGGGTTCGGTCAGGGCCCCAGGGCGCCCCTACGGGTAGGGGATGTCGGTTCCGGGCCAGTTGGCCGCGTTGCTGAAGTCGGCCACGACAGCCGCGATGGCGGCGAGCTTCGCGGCGTCGCTCCCGACGGTGGCGAGGGCGGCGACCAGGTCGTCGTAGAAGCCCTTGGCCGTTGCGTTGATCGTCCGCTCCGCCCGAAAGGCGTCGTCGAGAATGTCCCGCAGGTTATGGCCGTCGATGCTGTAGTAGCCGCCAGCCGTGTCGCGGACGTAGAGGGGGACGCCGTCACCCTGCACGAAGGCTCCGAAGCTCCAGTTCGGCGCGCTGTACTCGTAGGGCTCGTAGCCGAGTTGCGCCCGTTCCAGCCCCACCGCCTGGCGGTGCAGCCGCGTCAGGAAGGCGTCATCGAGGCGGACCGGCAGCCCGTCAGGCACGGCCGTTGTCCAGGTGTAGTCCCGACCCAGGATCGTGTCGGCCATGATCGCCAGGTCGGCCAGCGCCGCAGCATAGGCTTCTGCCGGTGTCAGCTCCGGATGCTCGGCGTCGTAGGCGGCCTGCCAGAGATCGAGGAACGGCTCGTACACGGCCGTGTCGGTGAAGCTCTGGTTGAGGTCGCCGTTGTTGAACTCGATATGGCCGGCCGAGAGCGCATCGCTCCAGTAGAGCGCCCACCAGGTCGGGTGGCTCGGCAGGGAGACGACGTAGGAAACGCCGTCCTTCGTGACCGTGCTGTCAGGGTAGCTGGCGACCAGGATCATGCGCCCACCCGGATGATGAAGTAGACGGCCAGGTACGGCGGGATCGCCGTGGCGGTGTGGGTGTGCGCGCCGTTCGAGGCGGTCGAGGCGGTGTGGTTGTGGGCCTGGCCGCCACCGATGGAACCGGTCTGTCCGGACTGGGCGTTGCCGGCCATCGCGCCCGAGCCGCCGTAGTTCAGGTTGGCGGCGTTGAAGGTCGAGTGGCTGTGCGCCGGGATTTCGTTGATCGTCAGAACGTGGCCGTCGACCGTGACGGTATGGGTGTGCGCCCCGTTCGACGAGGTGGTGATCGCGCCGTTGCCGGTCTCGGCGAGGTCAAAACCACCGCCGACGCCGGCCGGGAAGCGCTCTCGGAAGTCCGGCAGGTTGAAGGTGGTTGAGCCGTCCCCGGCGCCGAAGGTGGTGCCGATGACCGCGAACAGGGCCGGGTAGGCGGTCCGGCTGACGGTCGAGCCGTCGCAGAGCTTGCAGCCCGTCGGCGGGGTCGCGACCGGCCACATCTTGATTTCGCCGATGGCCGAGACGCCCAGCACGGACGCCGCCGCTGCTGCAGCCTCTACCCCAGCCGATACCGCCGCCGCCTGCGCCTCAGCGACCAGCGAGACCATGGCCGAGCTGTTGGCGAGATCCTCGTCCCGCTGAACGGCGGTCACGAAAGCCTGGTCGGAGAGGGTCAGGTACTCGGCGTTGAGCGCCCCACTGGCGTGCAGCGTCAGGGGCGTGCCGGAGTAGGTGAAGCTGTTGCCGCTCTGGCTCCAGACGCCCGCAATGCGCATCCAGCCCCGGCCGTCCTGGACGTGCAGGGCGTAGGTCTCGCCGTCGATGGCGTTCGGATGCTCGGCCCAGGTCAGAAACTCGGTCCCGGCCCACTCCAGCCGGCCACCGAGGACGAACCCGGTCTCGTGCGTGGTCGCGATCCGCGCCCCGGCCATGTCCAGGGTGAGCGCCGCCATCAGTCGTGCGCCCGGTTGCGGGAGGGACCGCGCTCAAGGCTGTCCTGCGCCCCGACGTTGTCGAGCGCGCGGTTGTAGCGGTCGGCGAAGAGTTGGGCCCGGTCGTCGTTCTTCAGGAACTGCACGCCCTGCAGCAGCGAGCCGAACAGGTAGACGTCCGGGTGACGGGTGAGGAGCCAGTTGGTCGGGGATGAGCTGGTCAGCGCGGGTACGCGCTTGTAGCCGATCATCTCGCTGGAATAGCTGGCGTCCGGGATCGGGTAGAACCGCAGCTCGTCGCCGATCACGACGTAGCCGACGGGCTGGCCGGTGAGGGTGCGATCCTCGCATTGCAGCTCGCCAAGCGACATGCTGGTCAGCGGCTCGTCGAGCGTGCGCGAACCGACGCCGGTCAGCCGGTAGCTGATGATGCCGCCGAAGTCCGGAGGCAGAGCGGCATACTCGGCGCTGGCGACGCCCGTGCGGCGCACGATCATCTTCCGCGTCCGAAGGTTGGCGTTGATGTCCGCCTCGGCGAGCGAGATGAAGTCGGGGATGTCGGATGCGATGTCCGAACGCCGAAGCCAGCGAGCCACGGCCGCCTTCAGGTCGTCGTAGGTCTCTAGGCTCAAGGGCGCCCCCTGAAACGGAGAAGGGCGGCCGAAGCCGCCCTCTCCTTCTTCCCAGTCAGCACCGACCTAGAGGTCGTTGTCCGGGATGTAGGCGATGATGATCTCGCCCTGGCCGGCCGAAGCCGACGCGGTCGAGACCACCTTGGCCGAGACCTCGGTGTCGGACGCCACCAGCAGGGTCACGACCTCGTCGAAGGGGACGAAGGCGATCGTGCCGAGGGCCAGCAGCGTGGCCCAGAGGTTGGTGCCGGTATCGTCCGACGGGCCGATATCCAGGGTGTTGGTCGAGCCGCCGTTGAAGGCGACGTTGACCGCCACGCCCGAGAGCGGCTTGAGGATCTGGGCGCCGGCCGGGATGGTCCCGACGACGACCGTCTTGCCGTCGTCGAGGTAGGAGATCGACTTCCGAAGATAGTGGATCTGTTGGGTGTGGAACTGGCGAGCGGGGATGGTCATGGTTCAGATCTCCCGTTAGCCGGCGTAGGACGACATGACGATCGTCCCGAAGTCGGCCGAGTTGTAGACGGTCTTCTTGAGGGCGAAGATGCTGCCGGCGCTGACGCCGAGTTGGTTGCCGTAGTCGAACAGCTCTTCTTCCCAGCTCCACTCCTCGAAGCCCTGGCCCTGGCCGAAGGCGATCATGGCGGCCTGGGCGCCGCAGAGAACGGCGCGTCGGACAGTCGAGATCGCCGCGCCGGTGGAGCTGTTCACGCCCTGGGTGACGCGGGTGCTCTCGTGCAGGACGCAGCCGTTGTACTCGCCGAGGGCGCCCGTATAGATCGGGTTCTTGGAGATCTGGCCGCCCATCAGGGCCGCCTTCTGGATGTCCGCCCAGGAGCCGGCCGTCGCCGCCGAGCCGCGCAGGGAGGTCACCTGCTTGGTGTGGATGAAGGCGACGTACTTGTCCTCGCCGTTGATCTTGATCGGGCGAATGACGGGCGACATCAGCTTCGCCGTTTCCACCGCCTTGTCGATGGTGGCGAGGGTGAAGGGGTCGCCGGAGTCCAGCGCCTGGTCGGTCGCTTCGGCGTTCTGCCGGGCGAAGTTGGTGGCCGCCAGCACCGCCGTGTTGCCAGTGTAGCGGGTATCGGTCTGCGGGGTGTAGCCGCAGATCTGGTTGAAGAAGGCCGTGTCCATGCGGCCGGCGAACCAGTCGACCAGGGCGTTCTTGGCTTCGGCGCGGTGCTTCCACGGGACGCGCTGTTCGGACATGCGCCCCTTGGAGCGGACGGCATGGCGAAGCTGCTCGATCGTCACCTTGTCGGTGAAGGTGGTCAGCTTCTCTTCGTTGCCTTCGAGGGTGTTGTCGCCCAGGACGCCATCGCCGTTGAGCTGCATGCGCAGCGTGACGGTCACGGCGTCGCCGGCGTCCTTCTTCAGCTCGTTCTGCTGGAAGATGAGGCTGTCGTCGCTCTCACCGATGAACTTGCCGATGTAGGTCTTCTTGAGGGCCTCGCGGGCAAGCTTCTTGCGCCAGTGCTTGACCGTCTCGGGCGAGTTAACGCCGTATTCGGTTGCGGCCATGATGGCCTCCTATGTGCAGGGTTGGGATGGTGCGCCGCGTCCGTGCGGCGAACGTCGCGCTTGGCCCCGCGTAGGCTTGGCCCGTCCGTGGGCCTGACGGCTCCGGCCTAAGCCGGGTGGAAAGGGGGCTCAGAGGCCCCGTTCGAGGCGGCGCATGCGCTCCTCGTACTGGGCGGACGCCTTGTCGAAGGCGGCGCCGGTAAGCCTGTTGATCTGGGCCAGCGACAGCTCGCCGGAGCTGCGGCCGCGGCTTCCACCGAGCGGACCGGAGTTTTCGCGGCCGGCCTTCACGTCGTCGAGCCGCTGCCGGGTCGCTTCGGACTTGTCCTGCGAATACCCGCGGCGCTGGGCCAGCTTGTAGAAGGTCTCCGCCGGGTCGCCCTTGCCGACGAGGGTGCGGGCCGAGATCTGCAGGAACTCCCGCGTCGTCACGACCTTGGCGTCGGCCTCGGTGTAGCCGGTGGCGACGAGATCGGCGATCCGCTCGCTGCGAAGGTGCTCGATGGCGTCGTCGTAGTCCGGATGGGTCTCCCGGAAGTCGGTCTCGTACTCGCTGACCTGTTGGGCCACCTGGCGGACCTGCTCGCGACGCTGCTCCTGCTCGCGTTCGCTGGCCTGGTCGGCTTGCGCCCGCTCCTCCTGGCGGGCGATGCGCCGATCCATCCATTCGGTCCAGCCGATGGGGTCTTCCTTCGGGTCAGGACGGGGATCGTCCTCTACCTCGCCCTGTCGCTGCGGCTGGCGCTGGGCCCCGCCCGCCTCCAGATCGCGGATGCGGGCCTCCATGGCCCTGCGGTTGCGACGCTCCTCGCGAAGCGCTGCGCCCTGCTGACGGTAGCGCTTCTCCAGTTCCTCCGGCGGCAGTGGCTCGCGGGTCTTCTTGTCCGCGGCCTCGGGATCGTCCGGGTCGTCCTGCCCCTCCTGCCCCTCCTCGGGCTCGGCAAGCTCGGCTTCCTCCCGGTCGGCCGCCTCATCGGCGAGCTGGGCGGCGCGGTCGGCCTCGTCGAAGCTCGTGTCGGTATCGTTCCCGCCTTCCGCGGCGGGATCGAGGTCATCAGCCATGCTGGTTTCCAGTGCGCCTGTCCGCTGGCGCGTGCGTCACCCCGTGGTGGGGATCATTGGCGGCTGAACAGCCGCGTCAGGCCCGCGAACATGCCGCGCTCCTGGGTCTCCTGTTCGGTCTTGGCCGCGTCGGCGTTCTTGGCGCGGGCCTCGGCTGTGGTCTTGGCGACTCCGGCCTGCGCAGCGGCGGTCTGCATCGGATCCGGTCCCTGCTGCGCCTTGGCCGAAAGCGCCTGCGCGATCTTCTGCGTCAACGCCTGTGGCAGGGGCAGGTACTTCATGATCTCCGCCCACTCCGGCGGGCCCAGTTCGACCTTCTCCAGCATCGGGAACAGCTTCTCGACCATGGCGAAGGTGCGTTCCTTCTGGTTGGGCCCCGCCGGCGCGTCGTCGACCACCACGTCGAACTTCATCGTGTCGGGCAGTCGCGCCAGGGCCTCGTACTTTTCGCCTCCGTCGGCCCCGGTGATCCGCACCAGGTAGCCCTCGGGCAGGTACTCGGTCATGAACTTCGCCATCAGCACGCCCTGGGCGCGGTGATAGCGGCGCTTGCCGTCGAAGAAGCTGGTCAGGATGCCGTAGGCCGCCTGCTTGCGCTGGTGCTCCAGGATGCCGGCTTGCTGGCGCTCGACCATCCCCAGCATCTCCTCGTTGACGCCGGTGGCGTCGCGGATGCCGGTGATCGCGACCTGCATGAGGCGGTCCGACCCTTGCGGGTACTCGGCCTGCGGCTTGGGCTTGATCTTCTCCAGCCCGCCCGCCTTCACGTAAACGTTCGCGTCGGCCTTGGCCCAGTCCTGTTCGAAGCGGTCCTTATCGGCGACCACTCCCTCTTCGATGATGTTCCCGCCCTTCGCGTTGGTGCGGATGATGTGAAGGATGTTCCCGAAGAAGCTGTTGGCCCACTTCTGCGGGTCCTTCATCAGCCGGCCCAGGCCGAACCAGACGCCCTTGTTGCGGTCCCGCTTGCCGGTGATGAACTTGATCGTGAACTCGCCGATGGGCGCCTTGTCGGCGTTCCGCGGGGCCCGCTTGAGCAGCTCCTGGCGCTGCAGCAACTGCCCGCCGTTGACGTAGGCGCGGTAGTAGCGGCGGCGCCGAAGCTCGACGAGCCAGGGGTTGTCCTTCAACGCTTCGAGCTGCGCGCCCGTGACCTCGATCTCGCCGGCCGGCGTCGCCATGCGGCCGAACCGCTCCATCTCGAACCACTGGTATTCCCGGACCTCGACCTCCTCCTCCTGCAGCGGCGCGTCGCCGGTGTCGTCGGAGCTTTCGTAGCGGAACCGGCGGTCGCTCGATGTGGGCGTCGAGTTGGTGGCGTCGGACCCCATGGGATCGAAGCCGGGGAACCGCTCCTTGAACTCGTCCTTGGACAGGACATGCATGCGCCGCAGATAGCGGGCGTCCGACGCGTTGGCTCGACGGGCGCTCGGGTCGGGCAGGCAGTCCAGCGGGTCGATCCGCTCGACCAGGATCTGGCCGTCGGGATCGTCGTCGTAGTCGATGCGGGTCTCGGTGCAGGCGAGGCCGCAGATCAGCACGTCCTTGAAGGCTTCCGACTCCTCCTGGTCGGCGTCGGACCGGTCGCGGATCCACTCCGCCCCGCCGGTCAGCATCTCGTTGACCTGGCTGTCGCCGATCTCCCTCGGGAAGTAGCGGACCTGCTGGCGGTCGGTGATCTCGGCGCCCGCGACGGCGTCGATGACGGCGGTGAAGCGGTCGATGGTGACGGCGGCGCGCTGCTCAGCCTCCAGGGCGATCAGCTCATCCTCGTCCCACTGGCGGCAGGCGTAGAAGTTGTAGAGCTTGCGGGCTTCCTTCCGCCAATCGTTCCAGTGGGCGTCGATGTTGCGGTCCCAGGACGCAAAGCGTTCCAGCAGCTCGCCTTCGTCGAACTCGGGCTCCTGATCCAGGAGGTCGTCACCGTCCGGGGCGATGTCGGTCATGTGTACCCCGTGCTTTTCGGCTTCGGCTTCTGGTAGCGACGCCGCGGCGCATCCCTCCGCGGCTCCTTGACGTAGGGCCGGCTCATGCAGGCGTAGCGGACCTCGTCGGCGACGTGATCCTCGCCGTCGGAGTCGAGGTCCTCGGGCTTCAGGCTGTCGTGCTGCAGCGCCGGCACGGTGCGGATGAAGTCGCGACAGGTGTTGAAGACCACCAGCATCGGGCCAGCGTCCTCGTCGTCGCCCTCGACGCCTACCAGCCGGCTTCTGACCTCACCCCAGCCTGGCAGTCGGCGCTTGTCGGCGCGGTTCCAGTAGACGCCACGGTTCGCCATGCGCTCGGCGTGAGACGGGCCGCCGTCCTCATCGAAGATCGACGTGTCGGCGACGCCGTACTCGATCTTCTCGCCGGCCTCCCGGAGCTTGATCCCGTCGGCGATGGCTTCGCTTTCGAGGCGGAGGCCGACGTTCGGCTCACCCTCCTTGCAGCCGTACCATTCGCGGTAGCGGACCATGCAGCCGCGAGGGATGACGACGCCGTCCTCGGTCTCGCAGGTCTCAGACGCCACCGCCCACCAGCCGACGCTGAACGGCTTGGCGTAGCCCCAGTCGAAGGAACGGAACCGCGCCCACTCCGCCGGCACCGCGAAGGGTGCGCAGGTGTTGCGGACGCTCGACCATTTGTCGAAGTAGGCGCCCTCGACCACGTCCCAGTCGCCGTCGAGCATGGCCCTGACCAGCGCGTCGGAGCCCAGTCCTTTCAGCCTGCCCGCGTACCCAGGGTCGTTACGCAGCAGGATCCGATTGTCGTTCAGCCGGGACGGGACGAACATCCGGGTCATGCCGGTCTCGGGGTCCAGGATCGGCGTAAAGCCGCCGGGCGCCGGGTCGATGAAGTACGCCTTGACCTGCTGGTGCCCGACACCGCCGGGGTTGGCCGTGGCCCTGATGCGCTTGGTCGGCACCGCATGGGCGGAGCGGAGGCGGCCGCGCAGGTAGCGATAGGCGAAGAGCGTCGACCACTGTGTCAGCTCGTCCCAGCCGATCCAGGCGTACTGGTGTCCCTGGTACTTGGTGACGTCGGTATCGCTCTCGATGTGGCGCATCCGGAGCCAGGCGCCGTTCGGCCATCGCCACGTCGCCTTGCCCTCCAGCCACTTGCCGCCAGTCTGCGGGTAGATCTCCTGCGCCCGGCCCATCAGCTCTTCGAGGGCGGGATAGCTCCGGCGGAAGAGGATGCCCCGCCAGGCCTTCCCGTAGGTCGGGACGTCCTGGAGGTAGTCGCCGAGCAGGAAGTCGGACTTGCCGCCGCCGGCAGCGCCGCCGAACAGCAGCTCGTCGCACCAGTCAGCGGTTATCGCCTCAGTCTGCGGCCCCAGTTGTGGAGCCCATCGCTCTTGCACGGCGGGCTTCCCACTCCTGTCTCGTCTCGCGCGGCGGGCGGTCGATGCCGTCGACCTGCACCTGGCCGCTGAGCGCGAGGTTGTCTGTGAACAGACCGAAGTGGCGGCCCAGGTCGGTCAGGGCGCCCTTCTTGTCGTGCAGCTTGAACTTCACCCGCCGGACGTCGCGGGCGTCCTCGCCGCGGCCGTCCTTGAAGTCCTCGACGGTCACCTCGGCGATGGCCGCCGCGCGGTCCCGGTCGAGCGCGCTGAGGTCGATGAACGGGTCGCCGTTCGAGCCGATGCGGACGTAGTCCATCATGTTCGAGGAGCCGATCTTCCACAGCTCAGCGATGACGGCGTCGGCGGTCAGTTCGGTGCGGGCGGAGCGCTTGGCGATGGCCGCGTTCACGGCTTCGGCGATTTCAGGTTTCTTTAGGTTCTCGTCGCCGATTTGACCGGCAGTCTTCGGGCTGTAGCCGGCCCGTCGAGCGGCGGCGGATGCGTTGAGATCGACGAGGTATTCCGCGACGAACCGCGCCTGTTTGGCGGTGAGCGCCATCAGTGCTCCTGCGGCTTGTCTGGATGCCGCCCTATCTGGGGAAATTCCCCAGTTGCAGTGCGTCAGGCACGAAAAAGCCCCGGCGGTGAGGCTCGGGGCGGGGCGCAATTCCTAGACGTCTACTAGGGGAAATTTGACCGGAGAATTGCTCAGTTCGAGCATATGGTCAAGGTGGGTGTCGAACTGTCGCAAGGCGGTTGGTCACTTCGCCTTTTTCAGATGCTCCCTGATTTCCACTAACTCAAGGAAGATGCCCCTCAGCAGATGGTACTTGGCCTGATCACCGTAGTGTAAGACCTCCTTCAACGTGTCCCCGCCGCTGGCATCGTTCATGCTTTCCTTGGCGAGCTTGAGCGTCTCGCGAGCGAAGTCGTCCATAGCGATCAATCCCTCTTTGTCGCCAACAAGTACAGCCAGGCCAGAAAGTAGAAGGCTGCTATGGGAATCCCGAGCAGCGTGACCAAGACCGCTAAGCAGAAGGCGGGGTACTCCAGGTTCAACGTGCTCGGGTTTTGATGGGTCTCGGTGTACCACAGGGCGAGACTGGCTGCGGTGCCCGCGGCGACCGAGACGCCCAGAACCGTACTTGGCGGTGTCGGTTGCGAGCGGGGCGAAGAGGAGTAGGACGAGCCTGCGTCATCGTCCCAGACATAGCGGCCGACGCGGAAGCCGCAGCCGGTGTTTCTGCAAATGTCCGCTAGGACATTCGGACTGGACGTCGTGTGGTCGCAGTTTAAGCACCGGTACTCGCCCATCCCCAGGCCCTCCCGCTACAGGGCGATCATGGCGTGCTCAACGGGTGATTGCGAGTCAATTTCCCCGTGTGCTTTCTCGCTCGTCTCGGGCCCGCCTCTGCAACCGGACGACGGTGCGGACCGGGTTGCCTTGGTGGTCCACGTACTCCGTGACCTCGGCCCGCTTCGGATATCGCCGCACCGGCTCGGGTAGCGGCTCGGCAGCCGGGTTAATGGTCGTGGCCTCGATCATGATCTCGGACTTCAACCGGGGCGGCTGGCTGGCGATCACGGCGTCGAGCCCCTCGTCCAGGAGAACACGGTGGCGATCCCAGGCCGGCCGCACCGGCTCGCCCGTGATCCGGCACCTGATCCACATCGGCCAGCTGTCGATGACGCAGACGTCGAACAGCTCGCGCAGGTGGTCGTCGGACAGGGCCCGGCGGATGCGCTGCAGGCGGGAGCCCGCGGCGGTCTCGGCCGGGTCGTCACCGTCGCCCCGCATGCGCTTGATGATCGCGGTGTCGTCCATTCCCGGCGGCAGGCCCCGGCCTTCGATGACGGCGACCTTGAAGAGCCGATAGACGTCCGCGGATCGCATGCGGGACCAGTCCACCCGCTCACGGAGATGCTGGCGCTCGGCCCTGGCGAGGGCGGCGTCGGTGATCAGTCCGCGCTCGTGGCGCTTGAGCGCTTCCCTGTAGGCGTAGTCGCCCGGCGTCAGGACCTCCGCCGACGGCATCGCCGAGTCCGATCTCGACTGCGCGTAGCCGAGCCGCTCGACGATCTGGGGTGCGTGGATGGCGCACAGGTTGGCGTATGTGTCGGCGGCGGCACGACGGGCCTCCGAGAGCCAGCCGCGGGCCAGGGCGACGTCCAGGGCGTTCTCTCCCGCCGCCAGCGCCAGGGTCGATGCTTCCTCGCCCAGGCCAAGGAGGGCGCGCCGCTCGGCCAGCACACGGTCGTTGCCCGCCACCGGCTGCGGCTTCAGCTTCCCGCAGTCGTAGCGGTCACCGGGCAGGCGCTTGCGCGTCGCGCCCTTCAGGTTCCCGCCCCTCCGGTTCCCAGCCCCACCACGCATAGGCTTACTCCGTCGTGCTCTCGAAATGATCGGCCAGTTTGGCGGCGGCGGACCGCAGCAGGCCGGCGATGTGCTCGGCGGGGGCGTTCGCCTTGGTCGCCAGCTCATCGAGCGACAGGCCCTTGCCGGCGATGAAGTCCAGGGCGGCCGCCTCCGTGGGCGTGATCGCCGCTCGGGCGTGCTTCAGCGTGTCGCCCGAAGAGAGCCGGGTCATGGCGTTGGTCTCGCTCTTCGCGCCCCTGAACGCCCTGCCATAGCGAGCGAGCGCGATCTGCTGGATCTCGGAGAGGGCGACCACCCCCATGGCCTATGCTCCCACAGCCGGGTCGGCGCCGGCCGGCGTCAGACGGCGGCGCCCGGTCGAAGCCTTTTCAGCATTCGAGGAGGCGGCTTCGTGGGCGCCGCTCTCCACTTCGGGCGTCGACGGCGCGGCAACCGATTCCTCCGGCCGCTCCATGCGGTCGTTCGACCCGTCGTTGAACCAGATGCGCCCGCGGCCCTCGCGGCGCAGGTTCTCGGCGATCTGGCCGGCGACGGTCTCGGCCTCGGCCCTGGTCACCCGGGTCTCGACGGTCTTCCAGCCGCCGCTGGCCGTCACCTCGGCTTGGCGGACCTGGATGGCCCACTTCCCCGTGTCAGTCTCGACGACGGTGCGGACGGTGGGAAGCTTGTCGGTGATGCTCATGGTCTAAATCTCCTCTTCAGCCCGGCTTCCGGCCGGGAATGCTGCGGGCCGGCGGCGGGGTGTTCCGCACCGGCGTCTGGTTCTTCGAGGGGCGGCGGGTTACGCGGACAGACATCGCGGTCCCCTTTCGTTCTCAACCCAGAGTGGCGCGCAGGCGAGATCGCTGCGGCGCCCGATTTTTGGGGGGCCTTCGGCAAGGCCGAGATCGAGCCTTCCAGCGGCATCGAAGCCGCCGAGCGCTCAAGGTTGGAAACAGATCGCCGCCTCCGGCGGTCTAAGGGATCGGCTGAGGTCTGCGCCTGGTCGGACCTGCGGGCGACGCTGCGCGCGTTGAGCAGAGCCTCGCCTTCGGCTCGGACACGGCTGGAGGGGGAGACTGCCAGGGGCCGCCGAGCGCCTCCCGCCTTCAGGGCGTCGGCTTCGGCTACTTCGCCGGGTAAAAGCGCTCTCCCAGTGGTGTAGTGTATGTGTCCTAAACCAAGGTACAGGCGAGAGCCCGAAAATCGGGCGCTCGGTCCTAAACGAGGGACAGTCAGGCGCATTTCGCCACCCCACTGTCCTCGGATTGGGACAGGACTGTCCCTGATTTAGGACTACGATTTACAATCAGCTTGGGCGGCGGCCGCCAGCTCATGAATGCCTTCGACGCCGAGGCCTTGGTCAGATCGCAGGGCGCGCGGGTAAGTCGCCATTCGGTCGCTCGGCAGGAGTTCGTCGAGAACCCGCCCGGCGTCGCGCACTCCAAGAACCCGCGCTCGATGAGCAGCTTGAACGCCTTCGCCGCTGTGTCCTTGGAGATGTGGACCGCAGCCGCGGCGCCGCGCACGCCCAGGCCGATTGTCCCGTTGTTTGCGCCGTTGAAGCGGCGCTCCACCTCGATGTAGACGCACTTCGCAGCCGGCGGCAGGCTCTCCCACGCCGGCGCGGCCATGAACCACTCGTACAATCGGACGTGGCGCGGCTCCTGTTTTGTCCGGCCGGTCTGATCGGTCTTTTTAATCTTGGTTCTCAGCGGGCTGCTCACGCCGCACCCCCAAAGCCGGAGCGGCGGACCATCGCTGCGCGGATCGCCGCGCCAAGCTCGCCGACCTCTCGCCGGATCGTCGCCTCCGGCACGCCCTTGGCCCGGAGCGCAGCCGCCTGCTTGTCGAGCTGGTGCCGCAGGTTCTGTTCAGCGCCGCGCGGCGTCTGGCCCGCGAGCCAGTCCGCCTGCTTGCGGATGAAGCCCACCCGGTGAGCCAGGGGATAAGGGATGACCTCCGCCATCATTCGAGCAGCCCCAGCTCGCGGGCCTTCGCCTCCGCAGCCTCCAGGGCCTCCCGCAGCTCGGGGATCAGGTCCACCCGGATCGACAGACCCTTCTTCGTCGGCATCGGGACGTTCGCGGCGGTGAAGGCCGCGAACACTCGGATGTCGAGTAGGTCATGGCCGCGGAAGTGATCCAGGCTGACGCGCAGCTCCTCGGAGCCGTTCTTCTGGATCGTCGCGATCAAGAGCGGTTCAGACATTCCGCTTCTCCGTCCTGCCGAGCGCAAGCTGGCTGTAGCCGCACCGGCTCGGACTTTGTGAGAGCCCGTTCGAACTCGCCGATGAGCGCGGTCGCGCGTGACAGGCGCCTAAAGGTTACATCGCTGGTCCCGGTCCGCAGGGCTTCGAGGGTCTTCCCGTCATCGAAGAGAAGGCGAGACAGGTAGGATTCGGAGATGCCGCGCCCGCGCCGGTACGCCTGGCAGCGGACAACGAACTTCTGGACGGGATCAGTCATACCCCATTATGTGGTGGGCGCACCACCAAGGCAAGGTGAACTCACCAACTGCCGCGGGGGCACCCAAGCGGCGATAACCACCATATGGACGACATTGCCGAACTGATCCGTGACCGAATTAAGCGCCGGCTCGCAAAGCTGAAACTGACGCCGATCACAGCGGCGGTGCATGCCGGCCTTCCCCGCGACACGATCCGTAACCTCTTCCGGGGTCGGGCCTCCGTGCCGCGAGCTGACACCCTTGCGGCCATTGCTGTCGCGTTGGAGACCACGCTCTCGTATCTCATGGGTGAGACAGATGTAGATGACGCCGGCGCGGCCGGCGCTGGAGTCCCCCTGGACAGGGACATCCATGTGCGGATGGTGCCGATTTATGGGCCGGCGCAGGCCGGGCAGTGGACGGGTGACGACTTTCTTCAGCCTCCAGAGGTGCGCTATTTGCCGGCCTTTTCGGCTGCGTTCGACGAGTACAGTCAGTTGGCCTTTGAGCTTCCCGGCGCAGACATGGACGCCTACTACGCGCCCGGCGACTTCGTCATCGCCGTGCCGTCCTTCGAGATGGAGCCGAGGATCGGAGACCATGCTGTCATCGCGCGTAACCGAGGAGATCTGATGGAGCTCTCGGTGCGCATTTTGGAACGGGACGGCGATGATCTGTATTGGGCCAGCAAGCGAGCGGGGGGCGCTAAAGCCCCCAGGGTCTCGATTGACGGCGATGCAGCCGACGACTCCCCGCCTGGCGTGGTTGCGATCGTCGTCGCATCGTACCGGAAGCTTGCCCGCCCGGACGAAAATAATCGGCTTAAGCACCCGACATGGCAGCCTCGCCGCGTGAGCCTCCGCCCGTTCTGGTCGGAAGAAGACGACTGACCAGCGGGCCGGCTTGACGTGGTACATATACCACCGCATTCTTGGGTATGGTCGCGACTAACCCACTTCCGTCAACTCCCCACATCGCCCCCATCCGGGTCGACCGCATCCGCACCGACGGCGGCACCCAGATCCGCGCCATCCCGAAGGACCAGGCGGTCGTCGACAGCTACATCGAGGCGATGGCCGGCGGGGCGCAGTTCCCGCCCCTGGTCGTGTTTTTCGACGGGGACGATTATTGGCTGGCGGACGGACACCATCGGCATGCCGCCGCCGTCGGTCTCGCTGAAGCTGGCTGGGGCGTCGCCGAGTTCCCCTGTGAAGTCCACGAGGGAAGCAAGCGAGACGCGGTGCTTTACGCCGTCGGCGCCAATGACGCTCACGGCCATCGCCGAGACCAGGCGACGAAGCGACGGGCTGTCCAAACCCTCCTGAACGATCCCGAGTGGTCAGAGTGGTCCGACCGAGAGATCGCCCGCTACTGCAAGGTCGACGGCAAGACCGTCGCCGGCCTCCGCCCCAGGCCCCCCGCATCTGCGGAAATCCGCAGTTCAGGGCAGCGCAAGGCCCGGCGGAACGGCAAGGTCTACGTCATCAACACGGCCAACATCGGCGCCGCGCCGGCCCAGGAGTCGCCACCTGATGAGCCGCCGCCCGATCCACCGCCGGCGGCCGAGCCCGAGCCGCCGGCGGCCCCCGCCGTGCCCGCAGTCCTGCTCGCGCTGAAGAGCGACGGGAACAAGCTGTTCGAGACGGTCGACGACATCGACCGGCTGTTCGCCACCCTTCCTCCCCCGGTGGAGGCGATGCGCCTCTGGCCCAGGTTGGAGGAAGCCTACGACATCGACCCCGCCCGGATGAGGGAGATCGGCGCGTGGTTCACCACCTTCGCGAAACAGTGGGAGACCACCCGTGTCCAGACTTCGTGATCAGATCAGGGTGGCGTTGTCCGCTGCCCGCTCCAAGGGCGGCGTAATCGACGTCCGAGGAATTGCTCAGGCGGCGATCGAAAGCCTGACCCAACTCGAGAAGGACGACCTTGCCTTGCGCGAGGCGATCCGGCAGGCCCGAGAGGTGTCGCGGCTGAAGTCGAGCTCTATCGAGCGCCACTACCCGGCGACGGTCGACCTCTTCCCTGACCTCGACGATAAGTACGCGCTCGGCGACGACGGCGACACCATGAAGCTCACCGAGGAGCTGACCCTCGACGAGTTCAGGACCGTTGTCCGGATCCGCGAAGAGCAGCTCAGCTACGACCGCGAGCGCCTGAACTACCACCGGTCTGTCCTACGGAACGCCGAGGTGATCTGGCGGCGGAACCCCAGCTGGGTGTTCGGACAGGTCTGCGCGGCGCTCGCCGGCATGCAGGTCGCCGCTGAATGAGCGGTGTTTATCGAGCACGCACGATAAAGCGGTCGCGACGGACGCGGGCGCAGATCGAGACACTCGACGGGCAGGTCATGGGCGTGCTGACCCACGACCACCCCCAAAGCGTCCGGCACGTCTACTACAGGATGACGAACCCCCGGCTGGCCGAGCCCGTCGATAAGACCGAGCGGGGCTATCGGCATGTGCAGGACCGGACGGCGAAGCTGCGACGCCGCGGCCGGCTACCGTACGGGTGGATCACGGACGCGACCCGGCGCGGCTACTTCGTCTCCACGTTCCACGGCGAAGCCGACTTTCTGCGCCGGATGAAGCACAACTACCGCGCCGACCTCTGGGCGGAGTCGAGCGTCTATTGCGAAGTGTGGACAGAGAGCCGCTCAATCGCTGGCGTGATCCAGGGCGACTGCGAGGAGCTGGCCGTCAATCTCTACCCGGCAGGCGGGTTCTCCAGCATCACCCTCGCTTTCGAGGCGGCCCAAGAGATCAACCGCACCGCCCACGGCCGGCGTGTGATGATCTTCTACATCGGTGACTACGACCCGGCGGGCGTGCTTATCGACGTGGCGCTGGAGCGGGAACTACGGGCCCACCTGCGCCCAGGGATCGACCTTACCTTCGAGCGCCTCGGGATCACAGCCGAACAGATCGCCGAGTACGACCTCCCGACAAAACCGAGGAAGGAGTCCGACAAGCGGGCGCAGCACGTCGAGACCACCGTCGAAGCCGAAGCCATGCCCGCTGGGATACTACGGCAGTTGCTTCGATCGCGGATTGAGGAGCTGCTTCCCGCCCGGGCCCTGGAGATCGCGCAGATCGAGGAAGAATCGGCGCGGGACTATCTCGGCCGCTTGGCGGACATCATCGAACGCGGCAGCGGAGGCGACGAATGACCCGCCGCGCCCTCGCCACCAAGCCCGCCGCCGAGCCCAGCCGCCCCATGCGACTGGGTATCGAGCCGCGTGGTCTCCAGCGCGAGGTCGCGGCCCGCTACATCGGCGTGAGCGCCACGAAATTCGACGAACTGGTGAAGACCGGCCGCATGCCCCAGCCACGTCGGATCGACGGCCGCAAGGTCTGGGACCGCTTCGCACTGGACACCGCCTTCGAGGGATTGCCTTCTGAAAAGGAGGACAACCCGTGGGACGACCTGTTGAACCCGTGACCAAGATCAAGCTTCAGTTCGTCCAAGCCTTCACCGACCGCCACGGCCGGAAGCGCTTCTATTTCCGTCGGCCTGGGTACAAGCGAGTGACGCTGCCTGGGTTGCCGGGCTCCGCCGCGTTCATGGACGCCTACCAGAGCGCCCTCGCGGGCGAGACCGCCCCCGCCCGCCAGATCGGCGCCGAGCGGACCCAGCCGGGCTCTCTGTCGGCCTTGATCGTCGCCTACTACCAGTCGACGGATTTCGTCGGCCTGAAGGACAGCACCAAGACCGGCTACCGCAACCACCTCGACCGCCTGCGCGACGAGTACGGGGATCGGCCCGTCGCCATGCTGAAGCCGGCCCACGTTCGCGCCATCCTCGATAAGCGGGCCGCCACGCCCGGCGCCGCCAACAACCTCCGCAAGCGCCTGCGGTCCCTGATGCAGTTCGCCGTCGAGCGGAACTGGATCGAGACCAACCCCGTCGCCGATATCCGCAAGCCCCGCCGCGCGCCCACCGACGGCTTCATCCCCTGGTCGGAAGAGGACATCGCCGCCTACGAGGCGAAGTGGCCGTCAGGGACGCGTGAGCGCCTTGCGTTGGCCCTGCTGGTCCATACCGGCCAGAGAAGGTCCGACGCCGTCCTGCTGGGCCGCCAGCACGTCAGAGACGGCAAGATCAGGGTGAAGCAGGTGAAGACCGGCGGCTGGGTCGCGATCCCGCTCCACAGCGCCCTGAAGGCCGAGCTGGACCACGTCGAAGGCGACGCCAGACTGACCTTCCTGCAGACACAGTACGGCAAGCCCTTCTCCGCCGCCGGCTTCAGCGCTTGGTTCAAGGCCAGCGCCCAGGAAGCGGGACTGCAGAACCGAACCGCCCACGGGCTCCGGAAGGCCGCCGGCCGCCGCCTCGCCGAGGCCGGCTGCACCACCAAACAGATCGCCGCCGTGCTCGGCCACAAGACGATTTCCGAAGTCGAGCGGTACACCCGCGATGCTGATTCGGAGCGTCTGGCGGACGAGGCGATGGCCGCTCTGGAGAAGGCCCAGAAGGCCGAAGGGTGA